GAGTTGTCAGAAGCTCCGATTTCCAGGTTGTTGAAGTGTGCCTGGTCCAGTAAAGTACCCTGCTGGATTATCTGCCCCTGCTGATCTGTTACATGGTCTTTCCAATAACTGCGATCATACATTTATCTTTTCTCCTTTCCTTAAGACTCTTCGATAAGCGGGAATGTAAACCGCAAGAGTGCTGAGTTTAATGTCCCTCTTGTCAGACTGATTGTCTGCTGCCCGGCGAGTGCATCATTTCTGTCAAGCACTCTTACGGCTGTGATTTTGTCATTGACTCCGAAAGACGGAACGTTGACAAACACAACTACATTCGTGCCTATCACCTGCTTGTCGTTGATCTCGCCATCACGCCATACGCCCCCGATTTGGTACTGAAAGCGGACCACCGCTCTAAGCAGCTCCTGTCGCCGTGCATTTAAGAAGTTCTCTGTAAAAAAACTCATGGTGTCCCTCCTTTTTTATTGTTCTTCGGAGCAGTAACGGTCTCCGCACTGCTCCGGTGTTTCTGCAATATCTAAAATGATTGCTTTCTCAGTAAGCTTTATGGACTTTCCTTCTTCGTCTGTGGGAAGAGATAAGCCATAAGTCCCCTGGTACATGAATAGTGGGTTACGTATTCCATATTGACCGTTTATCATGGGCTACCTCCTGCATAAACTTTGCCGCAAACAAAACCGCCTGCCTGCTTTGAAGCTACTCTGTAACCGTTCACCATGCCTCTAAGTCTTCCGTTACTATTCAGTGAATATCCAAGGTGCCCTGCTGCCGGTATCATGCCGGTAAGGTCAACGCCTGATGGCTCGTGCTCGATATTCCAAGCGCCTGCTTCTCCTTCGACCGACATTTGAGAGTCGATTGTATATCCCATAAATGCGGGGCTAGGAAGCGTACCGGTAAACTCAGGCGAGATTGGGAATCCTTCGGGCTTAGGTCTCGTGATAATAGGATCGTTCTCACTCCATCCAAGGTGTGAAGGCTCGTGATATGTTCCACAATAGATAGTTCCGCAAAACGGCTGTGTGTACTTCCAGCTTTCAAGAATCTTCTTGATGATAAGCGTGTGCTTTACCATGTATGAAAGAGTATCAAGATGGGCTGACCACCTCTTAGAAGAACATAGCTGCTTTTCCATGAGGTCGGGATCATACATTACTATGGGGTTATCCTCACTTGACTGCGATATGTCAACGTATAGTCTGTATGTTCCCGGGTCTCCGTTGTACTCGAACCACTCTTCAAGATATGTGCCGGGGTTGATGGAGTCAGCCTGTAGCCTTACGGCTCTGACTGTCCCCATGATACGGCGTATCTCTATTGCGGTCTCAATGATACGGCGCTTTCTCTCTACCGAAAACGTGGGGTCGTACCAGTCTATCTTCCAGTTGACCGCCAGGATATCGAGTAAGTCTTCCGGGAGTGTGTCTATTGCTGTGTAAATCTGCGAGTCTTTGGCATACTTAAGGGTCTTTCTGTGGAATCCTTGTAAAGCCTCTGAGATAGTTTCCGCCCAGTCCTGCTCTGCTACTATGCTAGGCAGTCCATCAACGATCCTTGCATCCTCAAGGCTTTTAATCATCTTCAAGCCCTCCGTAAGTTATTGTCTCAGTTCCTACCTTTGGAATCTCCGTGTCGTCAATAACAGTGTGAACAGGGTAGGTAACTTCTACTCTCTTAGCTCCTGCTTCCCTTATCCTTGTTATCAATTCCGTAGGGTTGATATCGCGGCCAAGTCTTCTCTGCCACTTCTCAAAATCTGCTATAGCCTGCTCAACCTGACTCTTTATGGTAGCTGCGGCCTGAGACTGTGACGTTGCTATATAATATGTCAACGTCAGATTGTAAGTTACTTCCGTAGGATTTTTTACGGAGACTTCATCACAAAGAGGCCTCTTGTCCTCTCCTGAAAGATAAGCCTCTAAGCTTGCTCTCTCTGTGGCTGTAAGTAGTGCTCCCTGGTCCGTAACCGCGTAAATCTCAATCTCGCAAGGATTGGGCGTTACCACTTTTACATCTGCTATGTCAGCTCTCCACTCTTTTGTGTAATACTCATAAGCATCACGAGGCCCAGCACTGGAAAACTGAGAAGGTGCAAGATATATTCTCTCTGTCAATGCGTCGTCACTTTCCGTATCAATTCCGCCGGATGATGTTGTTGTGTTGGCCACGCTTGAGATAAAGGGGATAGGATCAACCAGTGTGTCGATTGCCCCAGGTTCTAAACCGTTAGATCCTTCGCCGGGGACTTCTGCCTGTACGGTTGTATCTACGTAGGTTTCTCCTACCGGAATCTCTGCATAAGCCAGTGTGTTAAAGTAAAATCCGCTTTGTGATCTTACTCTTGTTCCTACCGGGATAGGCACAAAGGTTGTTAAGGCTTCCTGGATAGAAAACCTAACGGTACATATTGCCCTCTCTGCCGGTTTTCTCGTCAGTCCAAGGAGGGCCGCAAGGTTATCAAGTGAATCTCCGGTGGCAGTCTTTAAAAGCTCCTGCTTTCCCTTGATATCTACATACTGCATGGTCTGATACTCGATAAGAGCGAAAGCCTGCATTATAAGATACTTGGGGTCTGCCTCTCCAAGGTTCGGATCTTCTCCGTATTTCTCCTTGTATAGGCGCTTGTACTCGGAAATTACCTGATCTTTGATTTCCTGGAGACTCATGTTTTCAATGAAGCTTATCTCCGGGATATTCTCTAATTGCTTGATATCAGACAATTTCTATCACCACCTTACTTTTTAGATTTCCTGTTTTCGCTTCCCCTGCTCCCCAGTCCACACGCTTAACTCTTGCTCTTGGCTCGTAGCGTTTTGTCTTTTCGACTACTTCCGCAACGTATTGAGCTTGTGTTGATGGGTCGGGATGGTCCACAAGATCTATTGAAATACCAAAATCTCTATCAAGTGCCTGCTCCCCCGCCGTTGTTCCATACAGGACTTGGAGATTTCTGTATATTTCCTCTTTCAGGCTTTCGTCTGCCGTTCCGGCTGTTATCTCTATGTCTACGTCTCGGTACATCAAAAGCCCTCCTTACACATATTCTTCTATGGTCATGTTGAGCTTACATTCTACAAGCACGTTGTTGGAAAGGATCTTGTGCTCAGAGTCCGTAAGTGCTGTTATCTTGAATCTGTTATCTGACAAAGGCTTGTTGCCTATTATGAAATAGTCCGCCTTGTGGTCTTCTGCTGCTCTTTGGAATACCCTTAAGACTTCCCAGGGATCTATACCGTCCTGGGCTCTCAAAAGAAGATCAAAGGTGTATGTCCGCAGCTTAGGACCTACCCACTGGCTCTTACCTCTTCCGCCTATCATGTTATGGGTCGCCCAGTCGCTACCGTGCTGCCCTGACAGATTGGAGGGAGTCAAGATCCTTCTATCATTTACCTGAAAATAAATACCCATGAAATAACCTGTCATTTATGGCCTCCTTATGGATGTGTCCAAGCTGGTGCATCAATATTGACTTTGACCGGACTTTTTATGGTTATTTCTCCGGTCTTTTTTATGGTTATCTTGCAGCCGTTTATATTAAACACTACGTCACCGGATGAAGTTGTATATTTATATTCCATACTTTGAAGAGCTTTAATATCGCTCTTTACGGTTTCCTTGATCTCGCCCTTTATCTCCACCTTGTCAACCTTAGCGTTGGCCTTGATGGAGCTTACGCCCTGCTCTGTTCCGGCTACGAAATCAAAGAATGTACCGGCCACGATAGAAACGTTCTTACCCGCTTCCATTGTTGCCGCTTCCCCTGCTTCGATACTGGCATTTGTTCCGGCGGATATTCCTACGCCCTGGGCTGCCATGATAGAAGCAGAAGCGGAATTGGATTTAAGCTGTAGCTGCTGCTCTGCAATAAGGCTTATGGAGGTCTGAGCTTCGTCGAAGATCTCTCCGTTTGTCGTTCTTCCTGTTCGTCTAGGGGTAAACTGCTGGTAGACTCCGGTGTTGGCGTCATACTTTGAGTAGGCTGACCCATAAGAATTTGAATACTCTTTGCGGTAAAGACCTTGATACCCTTCTTTTGGCTTGTTGGTCTTGTTCCAAACGTTGCCTATGGTCGTGCCTGCTATGGTGCCGTTGGAGTTGTGACAGACTGAAACAATATCGCCTACCTGCGGCATCATGTACTCGCCGTGACTCATAGCGTTAATCTCTTTTGTTACGCTGTGTCCTCTGTCCTGGTAAACGACAGTATATGTACCGGCTGCGTAGTTTATCGAGCTGACTCGCCCTGTTCTGTTGATACTTTCTACTGCCATCTGTTCTCCTTATATTCCCCGAAAATGTATATTTCATTTTGAAAAATGCCGTTTTTTTCTCAAAAATGGCATTTATAATATACTTTTCGGGGTAAAAAAGTTTAATTCATTTCTTAACTACAGTATTCCGCCGGCACCCATCCGGTTACGTTCTTACCTACCGGGAGCTTTTCACAGCGATCCGGTGAGTTGGTAATGCGGTAACGGTTGTTTACAAGTATTCCGTCGTAGAAATAGAATGTACCCGACTTGTAACAGCTTGGTTTTGGCGCTGTACTCGTGTAATAGAATGGAGCATTTGAAAGCGTTACCGCCTGCTTTGCTGCTACCGTCTTGGCTCCTGCTGCCGCTGCGGCATTTGTAGCCGCTGCCGTTGCCATTGAAGCAGCCGGGGAGTTGTGAGCGTATGAAGACTTATACTCCGTACTACTTGAATGATCTGACTGGTAATATTGGATATCTCCGCCCACTTCCCAGTAATAGAAAGGCTCGTCTACTCTTGAGCACTCAAGGGATGTTTTAAAACCACCTGAGCGGTCAAAGGAATGTGAGACCTTATCTATGAAATACTTTCCGTTTATCGCCCTGCCATAGCCTGTAATGGTTATGCAGTTCGACGAAGCTATATCCCAGTCGCCGGGAACTGAGAAAGAACACTTGCAAGTACCGTGATTTGCATTGTTGATCTCAGCACATAACTGGACTTGCGCATCAAAGACGCTTGTTGCCCTTCTTGATATATTCTTGGTATGTGTTCCACCGCCTACCCATGCGGTAATATCACAGTTTTTGTCCGGGTCTGTATAGGAGAAGTACCCGCCTGTAAATGTTCCGCTTAGTGTGTTGGTAAAACTGAAAGATCCCTGGATAATATCTGTTCTGTCGTAATTTCTTACAGCCAGCTTTCCCTTGTATTTCTCACGGTCATATATCCATAAGTGCCTAGCATAGACTTTAAGGATAAGACCGTATCTCTTGCAAAGGTCGTTGAGGTATGAAGAGTCAGTGTCGTCTTGTTCGTCTCCATCTATGCCGTAGTCGTCTGCGTCATAGGTGTAGGCAAGTCCGTATCTCCCCGCTATATCAGCACCTATTCTCTTTATGGTGGTGTTGCTCCATACCACTTGTCTTTCAAGCTCTGAGAAGTTAGTGTCTGCCGGCTTCGCTACTCCGTTGAGTCTTAAAGTCGTCGGAGTGTCATTATAGGAGATATCATCCAAACAGAAGAGGCCGCACTCAAGGCCCTTGTTGTCTCTTTCGTTTTCCCAATGATAGCCTGTGACTGCTGCGTATAAGCTTGCCCCTTTGTAAGGCATCCATGTATCAGAAGCCCACTTGCTTTCCTGGGCGTTTATGGTGATTTCCAAGGAATCCGAGTTATCCGCTGCGCTGTCTATATACTGCATAGACTCTATTTCCGCGCCTATCTCTTCATTGAGCGGTGTCTTGTTGTAGAGTACGTTTAATTCAAAATGCCTGGTATCAATCATACTTAGCCTCATACTTCCAAGGCGGCAGTGTGCCGGACCTTTCCTCTGTCAAGGCGGGGGTCTTTAACTCAACCCCCGCACTGAATATAAATGTTTCGATATGCTCAGGATTTGCAGCCATCAGCACGTCAGCCTTAAGCTCATTTCCGTAGACTTTCTTTGCTATAACGTCCCATGTATCACCGCTTATCGTTGTGTAAGCCATCTTAGTACCTCGTTCTCTGTTCCCTTCTTACCATCTGTCTGTACCAGGTCTCAAACTCTGACTGCATCTTTGCTATAGCCCTATCCATCACGCCATCATCAGCGTTGCCGTTAATGGTTATCTGAGGAGAGAATGTTACTGCTCCGCCGGTGTAGTTGTAAGACTCTCCTACATCCTCAAGCTCTAACTCTCTAGGCTGGGTCAGTGTATCAATTCCAAGCATCTTGCCGGCCTGCGCCCAGGTGGCTATGTTCTGATTTCTTACACCTGACGCAAAGGAAATAACCGCCTCTGTTCCTGCCTCGCCGGCGATTGATGGTCCGTTAGTGAAACCACCTTTAGCAAGGTAAGGGATCTCAGGAAGTTGTAAGCTCCAACTGCTACCGCCGATTCCTGGTACCCACTCAGGGATTGTTATACCACCGCCCACGATACTGTTAATGCCTGCGATAGCGCCGTTGATAATTCCAATTACTGCGTTGATTGGAATTTTCGCCAGCTCTACAAGTGCATCAAAGGCATTTGAGAAGATGGCTTTTACGTTCTCCCAGGCAGCTTCCCAGTTACCAGTAAAGACGTTTGCGATAAAATCTATGAGGTTGGTGAACACGCCTATGATCGCATCTATGTAGCCGCCTACATTAGTCGCTACCACGTTCACAGCCTCTAAGAGCTTCGGTATAGCGCCCTGTGCAAACTGTAACACTGCTGTAAGGATCTGCTGGATGAAAGGCCAAGCAAATTGAATAGCCTGGGCTATCACCTGTGCTACCCTCATAATCATTGAGCCTACTGTCGTAATAATCTGAGATATGAACGGAGCTGCTGCGGAAATCGTCTGTAAAACAATCGGTAGAGCATCATTAACAATAAAGTTTATGATGTCTTCTATGATCGGTTTTACATAAGTCACAGAAAAATCTACAATCTGCTGTATGACGTTCATTACAGACTGCAAAATTGTAGTGATACCACCGAAAGCCGCTCCGGCATCTTCACCGAACATATTTGTTATGGACTCCTTGAGGGGTGCCATAAGCTCTATTAGTCCGTTTCCGAAAAGCCCTTGTATGAAAGTACCGATTTCCTGTATCTTGCCTATGAATGTGTCGAAGATGGCTACGCCCTGGTCTCCGAAAACATTCTGTACTATTCCCCTTATGTCGTCCAAGTTATCGCCTAAGATACTCACCACGGCTATAATGCTTGAAATGATACCGACTATAGGAAGGGCACCGGATATAATCGAGCTGAATATACCAGTTATAGGGCCTGCTGCCGTTGTCAGCGTTCCCAAGATACCGCCGCCAAGGTTTCCTATCGCTCCGAGCGGTCCGGCAAGTGCTCCGCCTACAGCACCACCAACACTACTTATGCCTGAAATAGCAGCACTGCCAACGCTTCCTACTTTGCCAAGCGCTCCACCGATAAGCTGTCCGGGCTTACTGTTTGCTATTGCTCCGCCCACATACTGACCGAGCATACCAAAGCCCTGACCTAACCCTTTAAAGCCTTGTCCTACGAATCCACCGGCCTGTCCTAAGGCTCCGCCTATGCCACTGACTATAGGATTTTGTTTCAGGTTTCCAAGCTGTCCGCCTACCGCTCCAAGGTAGGATGTAATGCCTTGTCCTGCCTTGGAACCTTTGAACATATTACCGATCATGCCGCCTAAACCGCCACCGTTTAGATGTGACTGGAATAGACTTGTACCTAAGCTCTCAAGAGCCTTGCCGGATGTTTTCGGATTGATAAGGGCGCCCATGTTCTGCCCGGCTCCGAGCATACCCATGAGTCCGCTACCTATGTTCCCTAAAAATCCACCCTTGCCGGAAGCCTGATATTTAATGCCAAGCCCGGCACCTTGCATCAGTACACCGGCACCGCCTACAAGGTTGTTCTTTGCATTTACTCCGCCAGTAAAGAGACTACCTAAGGTAGACATAAGACCGCCGCCGGCCTTGCCTGCTGTCGCTCCGCCGCGTCCTACAAAGAGAAGATTACTTCCAAGTCCTAAGGCTCCATCAATAAGGGGCGCTGCTTTCATTCCTGCAAAAGCAAGGGCAAGTCCGCCTATTGTCTTTGCAACCTGGTCTCCATTTTCAAGGAGATAATCAAGCCCTTTCTCGATATACGGTAAGGAATCCTGTAAGCCCTTACCGAGCTTATCC